GTATACGAGTTTAGCTCAATCCTCGTATACAATATTGGGCGTCACCAAATATAGATTTGGCATAGGCAACACCCCGATGCGAAGGCCGAAAAGGGCTAACCATGCCCTTAGTAGGACTAGCAAAAAATCGGGGACTAGCCCAGGTGGTGAGCTTCCTGGATGACCGAAGCCCTGAGTACAGGGCAGTCGTCAACAGTTCAACACGCAGAATAGGTTTGCGTCTTGATATGCTGTGTGGACGAGGGCATGCCCACGGTACATCTTAACCTATCCGGGGGTCGGATAGGCGAAAGTCCAGTATTGGACTGGGAGTACAGCCTGATAGGGTGTTGCAGAGACCCATCTGATAGGCTAGTATAAAAAACTCTGCTGTACATGGCACATGGAGTTGATCAAGTTTGAACTTTTATACAAAACAAGCAAACAAAAACCAGTAGGCGTGGAAGAACCTGTCTACAGAAGAACTGGAGAACCGGTGTTTGGGGAACCGAGCCCTATACACCCGCAAGCCTCTCTAGAACTCCCTCACCAGCGAGGAACTAGAGACATACCCACTAGGCTTAAGGACTTGCCCAGAAAAGGGGATTGTAGGAGTGGCAACAACAAGGGCCCAGTGAGTGGGGTTTACATAAAGCCAGGGCCAGTTTACTACCAAGATTACTCAGGCCCCGTCTACCATAGGGCCCCATTGGAACTCTTCGAGGAATCCACCATGTGTGAGGTGACACGAAGGCTGGGTAGAACCACTGGCAGTGATGGACTTCTATACCATGTATATGTATGTCTAGACGGGTGTATAATAATCAAGACAGCCAGCAGAGCGCAACAAAAAGTGCTCAAGTGGACCAAGAACACCCTAAACTGTCCTTTGTGGTTGACTAGCTGCTCTGACGAGGGGGGAGCTAAGAAGAAACAGGTCAAACCAGACAGGGTAGAGAAGGGTAGGATGCAGATAAAACCCAAGGAAAGTGAAAAAGACAGCAGAACAAAACCCCCAGACGCAACGATAGTGCTGGACGGGGTGAAGTATCAAGTCAAGAAGAAGGGTAAGGTCAAAAGCAAGAGTACTGCCGACGGTCTTTACCACAACAAAAACAAGCCAGAGCAGTCAAGAAAGAAACTAGAAAAAGCACTATTGGCCTGGGCAATTCTCGCAGTCTTGTTCCAGCCAGTAGCCGGGGAGAACATCACCCAGTGGAATTTGAGTGACAATGGCACGTCAGGCATACAACACGCCATGTATCTCAGAGGGGTGAACAGGAGCTTACACGGAATATGGCCAGAAAAGATATGCACTGGGATCCCGACACACTTGGCAACAGACACTGAGTTAAAAAGAATATCAGGAATGATGGATGCAAGTGAGGAAACCAATTACACTTGTTGTAGGTTGCAGAGACATGAGTGGAACAAGCACGGATGGTGTAACTGGTTCAACATAGAACCCTGGATAGCATTGATGAACAGAACCCAAGCCAACTTGACGGAAGGCCCCCCCCCGAAGGAGTGTGCCGTCACATGCAGATATGACAAGAACACGGAAACTAACATCGTCACACAAGCTAGGGACAGGCCAACGATGTTAACTGGCTGCAAAAAAGGGAAGAACTTCTCCTTCGCAGGTACGGTGATAAAGGGGCCCTGCAATTTTGACGTGTCCCTGGAAGACATCCTGTTCAAAGATGAAGGGTGCGGTAATATGATGCAGGATGCAGCCATCCAAGAGGTCGACGGAATCACCAACACCGTAGAAGGGGCTAGACAAGGAGCAGCTAAGTTAACAACATGGCTGGGGAAGCAATTCAGAATTCTGGGTAGGAAATTGGAACATAAGAGTAAAACATGGTTTGGAGCCCACGCAGCATCACCATATTGCGAAGTAAATAAGAAGCTCGGCTACATTTGGTACACTAACAACTGCACGCCGGCTTGCCTTCCTGGCAATACCAAGATCATAGGCCCAGGGAAGTTTGACACCAATGCTGAAGATGGTAAGATACTCCACGAGCTGGGTGGACACTTATCAGAATTCATACTGTTGTCTCTGGTTGTGCTGTCAGACTTCGCACCTGAGACAGCTAGTGCCATTTACCTAGTATTACACTACACCATGCCCCAAAAATATGAGGTGGTAGGAAGTTGCGACAGGAACCAGTTAAATTTAACAGTGAAAACAAGAGTGGAAGACGTGATCCCCAGCTCAGTCTGGAATATAGGGAAGTACGTCTGTGTTAGACCGGACTGGTGGCCGTATGAAACTACTACCGTTTTTATTTTTGAAGAGGTAAGTCAGGTCGTAAAGCTGGTACTTAGGGCATTGAGGGACTTAACTAGGATCTGGAATGCTGCTTCAACCACTGCTTTTTTGATATGTTTAGTCAAAGTGTTGAGGGGACAGGTAATCCAGGGCATAGTGTGGCTCTTACTGGTTACGGGGGCACAAGGGGCAATAACTTGTGAACCCGAATACCAGTATGCACTGGCAAGGAGTAAAAGGATAGGCCCACTGGGAGCAGAGGATCTAGTGACAACGTGGCATGACTACAAATTTGACCTGAAAATACAAGACCCCTTAGTAATGGTGTATTGTAAAAACGACCAGTTTTTTGTTGGCAAGAGGTGCAAGGCAGGAGAGGCCAGATACCTGGCCAAGATACACTGGCGGGCCTTGCCAACTTCTGTGGTCTTCGAAAAGGTTCTGGAAGAAAACCCACCAGAGGAACTACCACTAGAAGATAACTTTGAATTTGGACTTTGCCCTTGTGACTCTAGACCAGTCGTGAAGGGCAATTTCAATACCACCTTGATCAACCACAGTGCCTTCCAACTAGTCTGCCCCATAGGATGGGTGGGAACCATTGAATGCACGTTGGTCAACACGGACACACTAGCAACCACAGTAGTCAAGAGGTATACAAGAACAACCCCTTTCCCTATGCGGGCTGGGTGCGTGGTGTACAAGCTGATAGGAGAGGATCTGCACCATTGCACACTCGGGGGGAATTGGACATGTGTCCCGGAGGATGATGGAACCTACACTGGGGGTGAGTTGGAAAAATGTAAGTGGTGTGGTTTTAAGTTTCGAATTCCTGACGGTCTTCCAACATACCCGATAGGGAGGTGTATGAAAAGGGGGAAGGCTGGTTACAGGTTTGTGAGTGAAGAACCATGCAACAGGGAAGGTGTTGAAATCTCCACAAAAGGCAAGCTCAAGTGTATAATAGAGAAGACACAAGTAAAGGTATATGCTGCTGACAACACCTTAGGGCCTATGCCTTGCAAACCCATGGAAATTATATCAAGTGAAGGGCCAGTTTCTAAGACAGCCTGTACATTTAACTACACAGAGACACTAGAAAATAAGTACTTTGAGCCCAGGGACGAGTACTTCCAGCAGTACATGTTGAAAGGAAAATACCAATACTGGTTTGACCTCAAAGCTACTGACAACAGGAAGGACTACTTTGCCGAGTTCCTAGTGATAGCAGTGGTCGCCTTATTAGGGGGGAGGTACGTACTGTGGTTGTTGGTGACCTATTTCGTGATCACTGAACAAGAGGCGTCGGGCTTACAGCTGGAACCAGGAGTGGTGGTGATGATAGGGAACCTTATAACTGAGGATAATATAGAAGTGGTGGTTTACTTCCTCCTGCTATTCCTTGTAGTGAGAGATGAACCAGTAAAGAAATGGGTAATCTGTCTATACCACTGCTTAACAATGAAGCCAATAAAAACAGCAGCTGTTCTAGTCCTTCTGATGAGTAACGTAGTAAATGGGGAAGGCGGGAGTAAAGCAGGGGCAGGAATTGACTTATACTTCCTCACAACACTAGGGATGGTAGTATTTCTGGTGTTGGCTAGGAGAGACCCCATGCTCATCCCTTTAGTGGTGGCTATAGCCACATTCAAGACAACTAAGTATACTGCTGGCTTCAGTGTAGATGTAGCTCTGGCCGTTCTACTCATAGTGCTCCTTATCTGTAGTTACACCAGTGATTACTTTAAGTACAGAAAACTGCTACAATGCCTGCTTAGTATAGGGGCAGCAGTGTTCCTTATAAGGAGCTTGAAATGGCTAGGTGGAGTCGGGCTACCATCTATTGAGTTGCCCACTCAGAGGCCCCTATTCTACATACTGGTGTATCTGATCGCTACAGCTTTGGTAACCTCTTGGAACCTAGATATAGCAGGTTCTTTAATACAGGCTGTACCTATACTCCTCTTAATTTTTACACTATGGGCTGACATCTTGACACTAATACTCGTATTACCAACTTATGAATTAGCCAAGCTCTACTATCTGAAGATGGTCAAGACAGATGTGGAAAAGACTTGGACGGGGAGAGTCCGGTATAAGAGAGTAACAACTGTTTATGATCTGGAGGGCAGTGGTGAAGGAGTTTATCTATTCCCCTCCAAAATGGGGGGACGGGATGGGTTTGACTTCACCTTACCCCTGCTGAGGGCAGTACTCATTAGTTGTGTGAGCAGTTACTGGCAGACCTTTTATCTAATGTACCTAGCTATAGATCTCCTATATTATGTCCACAGGAAGATTATAGAAGAGGTAGCAGGGGGGACTAATCTGGCCTCTAGACTGTTAGCAGCATTGATAGAATTGAACTGGACAGTAGACAGTGAAGAGAGTAAAGGCTTGAAGAAATTCTTCGTGCTGACGAGCAGGGTAAAAAACCTTGTCATGAAGCACAAAGTTAGGAATGATTTAGTGGCTAAGTGGTATGAGGATGAGGAAATTTACGGCATGCCTAAACTAGTGTCTATAGTGAAAGCAGCCTCCCTAAGCAAGACCAAGTCCTGTATATTGTGTACTGTGTGTGAAAACAAAGATTGGAAGGGGGTTAACTGCCCAAAGTGTGGAGGAACAGGGCCACCAATCAGCTGCGGGATGACCCTAGCGGACTTTGAAGAGAGACATTACAAAAGGATATTCATAAGAGAAGACTCAATGAATACGATGATGTGCAACCGATGCCAGGGAAAGCATAGGAGGTTTGAAATGGACCGGGAACCTAAGAGTGCCAGATACTGTGCTGAGTGTAATAGGCTGCATCCTGCTGAGGAAGGTGACTTTTGGGCAGAGTCAAGCATGTTGGGCCTCAAAATCACCTACTTTGCGCTGATGGATGGAAAGGTGTATGATATCACAGAGTGGGCTGGATGCCAGCGTGTGGGAATCTCCCCAGATACCCACAGAGTCCCTTATCACATCCCATTTGGTTCACGGATGCCAGGTACCAGCGACCAGAGAGAGGAATGTGAGGGTTTTCTCCAGTATAGGGCCAGAGGTCAACTTTTTTTGAGAAACTTGCCAATATTAGCCACCAAGGTCAAGTTCCTGATGGTTGGAAACCTGGGCTCTGAGGTAGGAGATCTCGAGCACCTAGGCTGGGTGCTACGAGGCCCGGCCGTGTGCAAGAAGATCACAAGTCATGAAAAATGCCACACGGGAATTGCCGACAAGCTGACTGCATTCTTTGGAATCATGCCGAGGGGTACTACACCAAGAGCTCCCGTGAGGTTCCCTAACGCCCTTCTAAAGATCAGACGGGGTTTGGAGACAGGCTGGGCTTATACCCATCAGGGCGGTATCAGCTCTGTGGACCACGTGACAGGCGGGAAGGACCTTCTCGTGTGTGACTCGATGGGTAGGACCAGGGTAGTATGCCAAAGCAACAACAAAATGACAGACGAGACAGAATATGGCATAAAGACGGACTCCGGATGTCCAGACGGAGCCAGGTGTTATGTCTTGAATCCAGAGGCCCCTAATATTTCCGGGACCAAGGGAGCAATGGTACATCTGCAAAAGACAGGATCTGAGTTCACATGTGTAACGGCCTCAGGGACACCTGCTTTTTTTGACCTCAAGAACCTGAGGGGATGGTCAGGTCTACCCATATTTGAAGCCTCTAGTGGTAGAGTAGTCGGTAGGGTCAAGGTAGGGAAGAATGAAGGGGCCAAACCGACTAAACTGATGAGTGGGATACAAACAGTGTCCAAGAGCACGGCTGATATCACAGAGATGGTAAAAAAGATAGTGGCAATGAACAGGGGTGAGTTCAAACAGATAACTCTAGCAACAGGAGCAGGAAAAACTACAGAACTGCCTAGGTCAGTCGTGGAGGAAATAGGTAGGCATAAGAGGGTACTAGTACTGATCCCACTGAGAGCAGCCGCAGAGTCTGTCTATCAATATATGAGGCATAAGTACCCCAGTATAGCATTTAACTTAAGAATTGGAGAGATGAAAGAAGGGGACATGGCTACGGGCATAACATACGCATCCTATGGATACTTCTGCCAGATGCCCCAACCAAAACTGAGGGCGGCCATGGTGGAATACTCATATATCTTCCTTGATGAATACCACTGTGCTACAGCTGAGCAGTTGGCAATCATAGGGAAGATACACCGGTTTTCAGACCAGCTAAGAGTGGTCGCAATGACGGCGACCCCAGCCGGGACGGTAACCACCACAGGGCAGAAACACCCAATAGAAGAGTTCATAGCCCCAGAAGTGATGAGAGGGGAAGAACTAGGTTCTGAATTCATAGATATAGCTGGACTCAAGATCCCAACAGAGGAGATGAAAGGCAACATGCTAGTCTTCGTCCCCACTAGAAATATGGCGGTCGAGACAGCAAAGAAATTGAAAGCTAAAGGGTATAATTCAGGTTACTACTACAGTGGAGAGGACCCGGCCAACCTAAAAGTAGTTACATCACAGTCACCATATGTGGTCGTGGCTACAAATGCCATCGAATCGGGCGTGACGCTACCAGATCTGGACGTGGTGGTGGACACTGGACTGAAGTGTGAAAAGAGGGTCCGCATATCATCCAAAATGCCTTTCATAGTAACAGGGCTGAAAAGGATGGCCGTTACAATAGGAGAGCAAGCACAGAGGAGAGGGCGTGTAGGCAGGGTGAAGCCAGGGAAATATTACAGAAGCCAAGAGACAGCCACAGGCTCAAAGGACTACCATTATGATCTGCTACAAGCCCAAAGGTATGGGATTGAAGATGGGATCAATGTAACCAAGTCATTTAGGGAGATGAACTATGACTGGAGTTTGTACGAGGAGGATAGTTTACTGATCACCCAATTGGAGGTCTTAAACAATCTCCTCATATCAGAAGACCTACCCGCTGCAGTCAAGAATATAATGGCTAGAACAGATCATCCAGAACCTATACAATTGGCATACAATAGCTACGAGGTCCAAGTTCCAGTGTTGTTCCCCAAAATAAGAAATGGTGAGGTCACCGATACATATGAGACATACACCTTCCTGAACGCTAGGAAACTAGGTGAGGATGTGCCTGCATACATCTATGCCACGGAAGATGAAGATTTAGCCGTGGACTTACTAGGACTTGACTGGCCCGACCCGGGGGTGCAAAGTACAACTGAAACTAGCAGAGCTTTAAAGCAGGTCATGGGACTATCCACGGCTGAGAATGCTCTACTGGTGGCCTTGTTCGGATACGTGGGCTACCAAGCACTATCCAAAAGACACATACCCATTGTCACAGACATATATACTGTAGAAGACCACAGATTAGAAGACACCACACATCTACAATTTGCACCCAACGCAATAAGAACAGATGGGAAGGAAACAGAATTGAAAGAACTAGCTGTAGGAGATATAGACAGGTGCACTGAAGCCATAGCAGACTACACCAACAAGGGTATCCAATTCATTAAGATACAAGCAGCCAACGTGATGGGCTCCACAGCAGTCAAGGAGGTGGCATCAGAAGTCAAAGATTATGTGCAAAAGTTCATCGACGCACTGTCTGAAAGCAAAGAGGAGATCTTAAGATATGGACTGTGGGGGACCCATACAGCGCTTTATAAGAGCATAGCAAGCAGACTGGGTCATGAAACGGCTTTTGCCACGTTGGTGATAAAATGGCTGGCTTTTGGCGGCGAGAGCATATCAGACCATATCAAGCAGGCGGCAACGGACCTTGTAGTGTACTACATCATGAATAAGCCACACTTTCCTGGAGACACCGAAACTCAACAAGAAGGCAGGAGGTTCGTTGCTAGCTTACTGGTCGCAGGTCTAGCAACATACACTTACAAAACATGGAACTACAACAACCTCTCAAAAGTAGTAGAGCCAGCATTAGCCTGTTTACCATACGCAGCACAAGCCCTCAAGTTGTTTACACCAACACGATTGGAAAGCGTAGTCATACTCAGCACAGCTATATATAAAACATACCTGTCAATAAGGAAAGGTAAAAGTGATGGACTACTAGGTACAGGGGTGAGCGCTGCCATGGAAATAATGTCCCAAAACCCAGTGTCGGTAGGGGTGGCAGTCATGTTGGGGGTAGGAGCAGTGGCGGCACATAATGCTATAGAGTCATGTGAGCAGAAGAGAACCCTCTTGATGAAAGTATTTGTGAAAAACTTCTTAGATCAAGCAGCTACAGATGAACTGGTGAAAGAAAGTCCTGAAAAGATCATAATGGCACTGTTCGAGGCAGTGCAGACTATAGGCAACCCACTGAGGCTAATATACCATATATATGGAGTCTTCTACAAAGGATGGGAGACAAAGGACCTAGCAGAGAGGACAGCTGGAAGGAACATATTTACCCTAATCATGTTTGAAGCCGTAGAGCTGCTAGGCGTAGATAGTGAAGGAAAGATCAGGACCCTATCAAGCAACTATATATTAGATATATTACATAGATTAAAAAACAGTCTCCAGATAAGTGCAAGGAAGGTAATCATTGGTTGGGCCCCTGCCCCCTTCAGTTGTGACTGGACAGCTTCAGACGACAGGATACACTTGCCCAGTGAAGATTACCAACACATACAGACTAAGTGCACCTGTGGTTATGAGATGAAGGCAGTCAAAGGTGCAGATGGAAAGATTGTAAAGGTGGAGGAAAAAGGGTCTTTCTTTTGCCGCAACAAATATGGGAGAGGCCCAATTAACCACAAGGTGACAAGGTACTACAAGGGAGATATGAGTGAAGTAAAGCCAATGGCAAAAATACAAGGGGTAGTGGATTTCTATTACAAAGGGGCAACCATCAGGGTAGATACTGGTAATGGAAAAACAGTGACTGCCACAGATAAATGGGAAATAGATCACGCCACTATCACGAGATTACTGAAGAAACACACAGGCATAGGCTTTAATGGAGCTTACTTGGGAGAGGAACCAAATTATAAGGACCTTATAGGGAGAGACTGTGCAACAATTACAAGAGACTCAGTGCAATTTCTGAAGATGAAAAGAGGATGTGCTTTCACCTATGATCTCACCCTCAGCAATCTGGTGAAGCTGATAGAGTTAGTACATAAAAACAAGTTGGAAGAAAGAGAAATTCCAGAAGTGACAGTAACCACATGGTTAGCCTACGTATTTGTCGATGAAGACGTGGGCACTATAAAACCGTGTTTAGGTGAGAAGGTAATACCTGAAAAAACAGGTGACGTATCTCTCCAGAGTGAGGTCATCCTCGACACAACATCGGTCGGAATCTCTGTAGTGGGAGGCAGTGACAGGGCAACTACTGGAATCACACCCGTAGTTATAGAAAAGCAGAGTGTGACAGGCGGTAACCAAAACATCTTAAAGATTGGCTTGTCCGAAGGAGAGTATCCAGGACCGGGGGTAAATAGAGCCAGCATATCCCAGGCCGTGGAAGAGAGAGATAACAGACCGTGGGTTCTCATATTAGGGTCCGATAAAGCCACATCTAACAGGGTTAAAACAGCCAGGAATGTGAGGCTTTATAAGGGGAGTGACCCCGTAGAAGTCAGAAGGTTGATGAGAGAGGGCCGGTTGCTAGTAATCTCCCTAAGGGACACAGACAAGGGCTTACACCAATATATAGATTTTAAGGGCACTTACCTAACTAGAGAAACTCTAGAGGCACTCAGTATGGGGACACCAAAGGCTAAGCAGATCACTAAGGCTGAGGTGAGAGAGCTGCTATCGCCGCCCAGTGAGGACAGCGGACTACCGGATTGGCTCACAGCAGAAAACCCAGTGTTCCTAGAGGCAACAATCAGGCAAGAAAAATATCATATAGTAGGAGATGTAGATGTGGTTAAAACAAAAGCAAAGGAACTGGGGGCTACGGATGACACAAAGATAGTTAAAGAGGTGGGGGCCAGGACATATACAATGAAGCTGAGCTCCTGGTTTACCCAGCAGTCAAACAAGCATCACAGCCTTCTCCCCCTGTTTGAGGAGGTTTTACTTCAGTGCCCACCCAAGAACCCCAATCCCAGGGTACACATGGTTTCGGCATACCAGTTGGCTCAAGGCAATTGGGAACCAGTTGACTGTGGAGTCCATCTGGGGACCATCCCGGCAAAGAGAAGCAAAACACATCCATACGAGGCTTATACGAAGCTGAAAGAGTTACTAGAAGAACACAAGAACAGTAACGAGATGGGATGTGGCATGGTAAAAGAGCACAACAAGTGGATCCTAAGAAAGATAAAACATCATGGGAATTTGAGAACGAAGCACATACTGAATCCAGGTAAGCTCTCGGAACAGTTAGCTAGGGACGGTGGTAAACATAACATCTACAACAAGATTATTGGGTCCACCATGACGTCTATAGGGATCAAACTTGAAAAGTTGCCTGTTGTGAGGGCCCAAACAGATACAACTAGTTTCCATGATGCTATAAGGGACAAGATCGATAAGAAAGAGAACCTCCAGAACCCCACACTACATACTAAGCTAAAGGAGATCTTCAACAACCTCAGTAGACCAGAACTCAGAGAGACATACGATGAAGTGGATTGGGGGGAACTGGAAATAGGCATCAACAGGAAGGGAGCAGCAGGTTTCCTAGAAAAGAAGAACATTGGGGAGATCCTCACCACAGAGAAAAAATCAGTTGAAGAGATTATAAAGAAACTGAGACAAGGGAGGTTGATCAATTACTATGAAACAGCCATCCCAAAAAACGAGAAGAGAGACGTCAATGATGACTGGGAAGCAGGGGACTTAGTGACAGAAAAGAAACCAAGAGTGATACAATACCCAGAAGCCAAAGTCAGACTAGCTATAACCAAAGTGATGTACAAATGGGTAAAGCAGAAACCAGTGGTAATACCAGGCTATGAAGGGAAGACGCCTCTCTTCTTGATATTTGACAAAGTGAAGAAAGAATGGGATCAATTCCAGGACCCTGTCGCGGTGAGTTTCGACACCAAGGCATGGGATACCCAAGTGACAAGCAGGGACCTGGAGTTGATTAGAGACATCCAAAAATACTATTTTAAGAGAAAGTGGCACAAGTTCTTAGATGCAATCACGGAACATATGACCCAGGTACCAGTTATCACAGCAGATGGAGAGGTGTATATAAGAGAAGGACAAAGGGGCAGTGGCCAGCCAGATACCAGTGCGGGCAATAGCATGCTAAATGTACTCACAATGATATACGCTTTTTGTGAGAGTACAGGAGTCCCATACAGAAGTTTTAATAGAGTAGCAAAAATACATGTGTGTGGTGATGATGGCTTTTTAATCACTGAAAAGAGCCTTGGTCTCAAGTTTGCTTCCCGTGGAGCACAAATCCTACACGAGGCTGGGAAACCCCAAAAAATCCTAGAAGGGGATAGGATGAAGGTGTCCCATAGGTTCGAGGACATAGAGTTTTGTTCCCATACCCCAGTCCCCGTAAGATGGGCTGACCACACCAGCAGCTACATGGCAGGGAGGAACACAGCCACAATCCTGTCAAAGATGGCAACCAGATTAGATTCAAGTGGAGACAGAGGAACAGCGGCTTACGAGAAAGCTGTAGCATTTAGCTTCCTCTTGATGTACTCCTGGAACCCGCTAGTCAGGAGACTTTGCTTGATGGTGATGTCTAAGACACACGAGGTTCAACCAAATAAACAGGCAATATACTGTTATGAAGGGGATCCAATTGCTGCATATAGAGATGTAATAGGGCACAACCTCTATGAGCTAAAGAGGACAGGGTTTGAGAAGCTAGCTAGTCTGAATCTGAGCATGTCCGTGCTAGGTATATGGACCAAGCATACTAGTAAAAGGCTTATACAAGACTGCATAGAGGTTGGTAAGGGAGATGGGAATCAACTAGTAAATGCAGACAGACTGGTATCCAGTAAAACAGGCCACATCTACGTACCAGGGAGCGGGTACGTAGTGCAAGGCAGACATTATGAAGAGCTAAGTATCACTAAGAGACCAGATAGACAAACAAGTAACGGTCTTGAGAGATATAACTTGGGACCTATAGTGAACTTAGTCCTGAGGAGATTGAGGGTTATGCTGATGGCTTCTATCGGCAGAGGCATCTGAGCAGTAAGCAGCTCCCAATGTAACATAATGTAAATAAATGTGACTTTATGTAAATGCAAGGCAGTAAGCAGCTCCCAATGTAACATAATGTAAATAAATGTAACTTTATGTAAATGCAAGTAGAGTAGTTAGAGTTCTAAGGACATACTACATAGAGACAACAACTACCTCATTTTTAAAAACAGCACTTTAGCTGGAAGGGGATATTCCGACGTCCACTGTTGGTCTAGGAAAAAACCCTGAAGGCCCC